GCGATGTTTCAACAGGCGGCGACGCTTTCCGGCACGTCGCAGCCGCCCTGGACATACCTGTACGACTACCCGGAGAGCGCGATACGCATACGACAGCTGATCCCTAAGACCTTCGACCCGCTGGACCCTCGCCCAGTCGAGTGGAACTTGAGCCCGGTCGGCCCGGCGCTGAAGATCATGACGCGGATCGAGATCAGTCGTATCTGGTACACCACGGGCGGCATCAACGAGAATGTCTGGGACCCGCTGTTCCGCCAGAGCTTCGTGCGGATGCTCGCGAGCGCTTTGGCGTTCGCCCTCGAGAACAGGATCGAGGCGTCGAAGGTGAAGTTGGACGAGGCGCTGGGCTTCGCTGGTGTCGCCAAAGTGCGGGATATGTGATGAGTATCGAGAGCATCGTCAATCAGGCGCTCGACCGTATCGGCTACCGGAGGCACATCGGCTCGATTTGGGACGGAACCGTGGCGGCGCGGGTCGCCCTCAACGCTTGGGCCGAAACCCGCGACGCCCTCCTGGTGCGGACCAAACCGGAGTGGGCGCGCGACGATGTGCCCCTCGAGGTCGTCAAGAGCGCACCGCCGTGGTACGACGAGCAGACTCCGTGGGACCCGGTCCTGCACCCGGACCTGCCGTGGCTCTACGAGTACGCGCAGCCCGAACAGTGTCTAGTTCCACTGGCCTTAAAGCCGAGGCCTCATACCCTTCCGGTGTGGCGCCCGCACGCCATGCGGTTCCGAGTCAAAACCGACTCCAACAACTACGTCCTCCTGGGGAATGACCCGGCCCCGATCCTCACCTGTATAGTCCACGCCAACGACCCTGAAATCTGGTATGAGGATTTCAAGGAGGTGATGATCGTTACTCTGGCAAAGAAGTTCGAGGTGGCGCTGGGGCACCCTACCGCAAAGGAGCCTAAAGATGGCAACGACGCCAGATGATATTGTGAATGAAGCGCTGGATGAGATCGGGGTCGAGGAGATCGGTGATATTCATGAGGGGTCGCGGGCCGCGAATGTTGCGCGCAGGAACTACGACCCGATACTGCGGGCGATGCACGCTGCGGCCCCGTGGAACTTTGCGCGGAGGCAGCGCCAGATCGACATGCGCGGCGATGCCTCGGGTCAGTACCACAACAACCGCTCGGTGCCACAGCCCTGGGCCTACATGTACGAGTGGCCTAATGATTGCGTACACGCAAGATGGGTGTTGGGGCTGGACGCTTATGCGCTGGATGCAAGTGGTGCGCCGTTGGCCGCTGCGCCGGCCTGGAACCGTCCAGCCCCTTTCATCGTGACCGATGCGCCGCTCCCCAACGACATCGAGAGCGATTGGGCCCTGACTGAGGGCCATAGCCCCGAGTCCACCCGCGTCATTGCGACCAACCAGCTCGGTGCGGTCCTCGTCTACACGGGGCTGGTTATGTACCCTGACGCATGGGACGCCGGCTTCAGGCGCGCGTTCGTGGCGGCCCTCGCCGCACGACTGGCGATCCCGTGCATCGAGGACAAGGCACAGGCGCGGGCTATGCGCAGCGAACAGCTTCAGGTCGCGCGAGACGCGCTGATCGAAGCGCGGGTCCGCGATGGCAACGAGGGGTGGACCCTTACGGACCACACTCCCGATTGGATTAGGGCGCGGACGCACGGCGGCTGGTGGGGCTGGCACGGGAGCGGGTGGTGCAACTTCCCGTTTGTCGAAGACGCAGGGGGCGTTTACTAGGTGCCTGATCGTGAAGCCCCGGTATCGCTGGCGCAGCACTCTTTCGCTACCGGCGAGGTGGCACCCGGCTTCTACGGACGACAGGACATTCAGAAGTACGCCAGTGGCTGCGCCGTCCTACGGAACTTCTACGTCGATCCTCGGGGCGGCGCAACGGTGCGCCCTGGTACCCAATTCATCGGCTACCCAGCCACGAGTGGCTATGCCCGGCTGATCCCGTTCCAGTTCTCGCCGGATGTCGGCCAGAGCTATGTGCTGGTGTTCAGTCCCGGCCAGATCAAGTTCATCAAAAATCCGGGGACCGCGAGCTACCCGAATGGCTCCAACGCGGGCTTCATCCAGCGCGATGGTGCCGACTACACCGTGGCGACTCCATACGCCGAGAGCGACCTGCGCGGTATCCACCACGTCCAGATGGCTGATGTGATGTGGCTCGCGTGTCGTGGCCTCACACGCAGGAAACTATCGCGGCTCGCAGACGACAACTGGACGCTGACCGAGGTATCATCGGCACCGGACATCGCAGCGCCAACGATGATAAGCGCGACGGTTAGCGATGCTCCAACCGGCGTCACGCCGGCCCCCGCTGTTGAGACGCGCTATATGTACGCTGTCTCAGCGGTCAACGCAGACGGCGCCGAGAGCCTGCCGAGCACCCCAATCCTCAGCGCCGCTGGGATCAACATCGGGGTCACGGCTGGAACTGTGACGGTACTGTGGCATCCGGTGACGGGTGCCCAGCACTACAAGGTATGGAAGGCGCTGCCCGCGCACGGCAACCGGGTCCCTGCCCCTTCGGAGCAATTCGGGTTCCTGGGCTACTCATACGGCACGTCGTTCACCGACTCTAACATCATCCCCGATTTTGCGCAAGCGCCGATCTCAGCGGCCGATCCCTTTGCACCCGGAGTGCTGACGGGCTACACGATCACCGCGCCAGGAACAGGATACGTCCCTGAGAGCACGCTGATAACAGTCAACGATACCTCAGGATCGGGCGCGGTAGTGTACCCAGTGCTCGATACCAATAAGGCGGGAGTAGCCGGCGGGATCGTCGGTCTTTACATCGCAGACCCCGGCCGCGGTTATACCGCTCCAACCGCTACCGCAACCGGAGCTGGGACCGGGTTCGCCGCCACTTTCTCGGTAGGCCCCTCGACCGGCCTCGACCCTGGCACAGTCGGCATCTTCCAGCAGCGCATGGTGTATGCCTCTAGCGAGGAGAAGCCGATCTCGCTTGCGGCCTCGCGGCCCGGCGCACCAGACGACTTCCGTACCAGCAACCCAACTACCGATGGCGATGCCTTCCGCTTCGACATCTTCGATCAGCAGGTGTCGCGCATCTTTTGGCTCCACTCTCTACCGGGCGGCCTGTTGATCGGCACCAACGCTCACGTTGTCCAGCTTACCGGCGGCAGCAACACCGCAGCCAACCCTGTCGCTATCACACCCACCAACGCCGTGATCGTACCACAGTCTCAATTCGGCGCATCCGACGTAGAGCCAATAGTGATTGACCACAACATCCTCTATGTCCGCACCGAGGGCAGCATTAACGAACTCACCTACAACTTCTACGCCAACATATACGCAGGCAAGGACATCACAATCCTCTCGAACCACTTCTTCTATCAGGCGCGGGTGATGGATTGGGCCTACGCAGACTCACCCTTCAAGGTAGTGTGGGCAGTCCTCGATACCGGAACCTTGCTATCGCTCACCTACGTCAAGGATCAGGAGATCGCTGGATGGGCAAGGCACGACACGCCGAATGGCATCGTCGAGTCGATCACCACGATCCAAGAGGGCGAGGTAAACGCGGTCTACTTCTCGGTCCTTCGCTTCGGCTCACGGTGGATAGAGCGGCAGGCCCAACAACAATTCTTCCAGGCGAGCGATGCTTGGCAACTCGACGGGGCGTTGTCCATTCCCTCGAACTATCCGAATGCGCAGCTCGATGTCGGTGGGCAAACCGGACAGCAGGTAGCGGTGGCGTCTGCGCCGGTGTTTGCTGTCGGCGACATCGGGAAGGAGATCCATGCGGTCTGGTCGCGCGGCACCATCACTGGTTACATAAGCCCAACCGAGATCCTCCTCGACATCGACCCAGCAAGGCCGTTCTTCGCCCAATCCCTGTACCCAGGGCTGTGGCGAATGGACCCGATCCTATCGGACGTGACCGGCCTCGATCACATGGAGGGAACGACCGTTTACGCGCTGGTGAATGGGGTAGCACAGGGTCCGTTCACCGTGGTCGATGACACCATTACCCTCACGACGCCCGGATCGCAGGTGCTGGTGGGCTATCGCTATCAAGCCCAACTCCAGCCGCT